TTCTTTTAGTAAACCATCCTCTCACCTCTTGCAGAAACCCTTGAATCGATCCAACAAGGAATCCGAGTCCCATTCCGATTCCTTCTGCCACACTGGTAGGCATTTCTAACTTTTCAAAGGGATTCTTGCTAGGTTTGTCATCGCTAGATGGTTTGTCGAAGTCTCTACCATCGTCAAGTTTTTGCTGTTCAGACAGGTCGAGTTGCGCCTGAAGTATCTTTGCAATACTCGTCAAGACTTTGGTAGTCTCCATAGAAGACTCTTGCAACGATTTTTGCAGTATGTTAGATTCACTTAACTGCTCAACCATATCTTGAAGGGTCGTTTCCTTTGCGACTTCTTCTTCTTCGGTATTATTCTCTTCGTCAGCCATGTCCAAACCTTTAGTTATTATTTTGTGACTTTATTCTTTCGTTCTCTTCTTCAATGTATTGCGTCAAGAGTGTTACATAGATACTTCTTTCCCAAGGCAGCATGTTCTCAAGTTCGCTTAGACTGTATCCATGATGCTGCATCATGGAGAAGTTTGTCTTGTAATGATTTACAAGACTGTCATGACTAAGCGATATTAGAAAAAATCACTGAGACCTTTTAGTACCAGTTCATTATGAGTCTCACAATCCTTACAGTCAAACTCTACTGTATGCTTGAGTGCTGGCATATCCTCAAAAAATGCCGAGAGGTTTTGCAACTGTGAGGCAGTCATAGAGTCAAGGAACGCCATCACTTCTTTTGGTGATTGGTCACGGCAGTCTATTCGTTCATCCTCTGTCATGATAGCAACGATAGAACTTGCAATCATCTCAAGAACATCATTCATATTCTGGTCTTGAGTATTCGATTTTGACTTTCCTTCCTCATTTGCCAGCATGCTTTTGTAAGTTGGATACTGCAACTCTACACTAAACTGATCGTTGATTTTTACTATCTTATCACTTGATGAGACATCGACAGACAAAGACTCTAGGTTAACATGGACTTCGTTCGCTGCGTTGCATTCCCCGTTCTTACACTTGACTGAAATTTCTGATGACTCGCCAACAGACTTAGCGCGTAATTGAGTAAACATAAATTCAATATCAAACGTTGCCAGTTCCATTACATCAACTTTTTCTTTCTCGTCTAAGCATGCGGATATGGTATCACACATTGCTTGCAAGCATGTTACGGTATCTTGCGATTCAAATGCTTGTAGTAATATCTTTTCTTCTTTGACCAAGTATGGTCGGTATTTTACTTTCTGTCCAGATGACGGTATTGTCATGCTAAAGTTCAGTGTTTCATTAACGCGAGGTAAACCCATAATATTTCTCCAATAATATATTATATAATTTCGTAAGTCTTGTATGCTAGTGCTATGGTCATCTCCATAGCAGTTGTCTGTGCTTGATTATTTAGTTGAATTAATTCCATCTGTGTGGGGAATGCTTCTATTAGTTTTACACTATATATCTTTTTGGTGTCGCTGTTTCTTCCAAGTTGGTGTATTGTTACATCCTTCACATAGTTATTATAATATCCTACATACATCGGTTCACCAATTTTTTGTGACACAACGCAGTCCATCCAATATTGAAAGTACTCCTTGACTTCATATTTATTTGTTAGGTAGAACGACAGGTTAACGGCAGTAAACAACTGACCATTTGCCACTGACTGGGTACTAGTACCAATTTCTCTATTCACTACATTTATCTGCTTGCCTGGGATTTGTGCGCTAGTACATAAAATAGGAAGGTCTTTGTTTATCCTCGGTCCTTGAGGAGTAGCAAAGAAAGCGTTGGGACTTATCATCCCACTCACATCTGGAAGTTCAACTTGATATTTATTAGGCGCAGCGAGTCCATCAGACTGGGCAATCAATGACCTGAGAGTATTTGTATTGTATTTTGTCGTTTCCATTAAAACTTCCTAATCTGTTTTTTACTTTCGCTGTAAACATAAGCAGCATCCTTTTTATGAAAAGAAGATGTCGGTAAATGAATCGCCACTTCCCATTCCTGTGCTGGAACATTTACAATCCTACCTCTTATCTGCTTAGTCAGGTACTTTTTAAAGCAAGGTCTGAATGCATCAAGGTCACTGGACGCTTTTAGATAGTCGTAAGTTATTTTCAAATAGGTGCTTGAGTTGAACTTACTACTACTAACTCTATTTAGCATACCATAGAACAAGTTTTGTCGCAGTCGTATTGGGAGGTAGTGCAGGTTCAACCCTGTCATATGGTCGCTGCCGACATCCAAGAGAATTATCAACGGGAACGCATCGTAGTAAGGAAGTTCCTTTTTCAACTTGGGGTTGTACCAGAACATATACATTTTACCAGACAGAGGGTTGGCAGCACCGACTAGGGGCGGTTGTTTCATCAGGGTGTTCTGGTTAATATTCCTTTCACTAATACTTCCTATTTTATCAAGGAACCATTTACGCGAGGCAGCAGAGCGTGGAGAAATATTCTCTTCGCTTATCTGACCACCGTAATATTTAAAAGGATTCATGTTTTTATTTATACAAGTTATAAGCATAAAAAAAGGGAGCATTCAATGCTCCCTTATAAACTTAGACTGGACAGGAACTAGTCAGCATTTGCCAACTTCTGGAAATACGCCATCGCGTCATCATCTCCAGAATCGTCTGCTACATCAGCAGTTGCAGGTGCAACCGTCTTAGGAGCAACAGGTTCCGCAACTGTATCCAACGCAACTTCTTCTTTGACGGTGCGTGGAGCAGTTTGACCTAAAACTTCAAACAACTTAGTTTGGAGTTCGTCATAAGTTTTATAGTTTGCAGGATCACTATAAAAGTTGATATCATAAATCTGATTCATGATTGCTTGAAGTTGAACCTCGTCACCTTCTGCTAATGCAGTTGATGCTTTAAACTCTGACTTATCATAGTTACGGTAACCGTCAAGTTGACGAATCTTCAGTTGAAAATCTGCACCCGCCCAGAGATCAAAAGGATCACAAGGAGTTTCGCCTGGAAACTGTGGTTGCATCAGGTCTTGAATCTTATCAAAGATTTTCTTACCGAACTGATAAAGGAAAACTTTACCTTCGTTGTGAGGTGCAGATGGATCGCTAACAACTTGAATGTTAACAACATAGTGCAACCTACGCTTTTGCTTACGGACTGTAGCGCGGTCATCTTCGTTACCAGAGTTCCACAACTTGGCATTCAATTCACCGAGTGGGTCTGCTTGACCAAGTGAAGTCAGTGACTTCTCAATGTACCACTTACCAGTTTCACCTTTAAAACCGTGATCCCAATAACGAACCCAAGGCACATCACCTTCTGCTGGTAGGAAGCGAATTACTGCGTAACCGTTTCCTGCTTTATCTACTGTGGGTTTCCAGATGTGGGAAGTATCTTCTTTCTCGAATTTACTACCACCTGCTGATTCTTTTGCTGCTTCAACGAGTGCCGAGATGTCGGTTCGTCTTGATTTTAGTTTGGAAATATCCATTCGTTTTGCCCTTCTATTATTAACTGAAATATGTTTTACTACACACGACTAGGATGTGGTTCCCTAGTCGCTTACTACACTCTGACTTCTCAATCATTACACACTATTATAAGCATTCAGGATGAGATGTCAAGAGATTTATTCATCAAATGCCAATTCATTTGATTTTGGAAAGTAGTTTAGATTCATTGCTTCTACTTCCACCTTTTCTTTGATGATGACTGAGATGTACTTCTTACAGTCTTCAACTTCTATTGCATGCTTTTCACACAAGTGAATGATAGCATCCATGTGAGAAATTTTACCTTTGCGAACTTCAGTCTCAATCAGTTTAGTGAACTTCGCCTTTGTCATAAACTCAACTTGCTCTAGTGCAACGAGACTTTTATCGCTCATTAAATAGTGCCTCCTTGCTTTTCTTTATCAGTTACTTCTGGTTGTTGTTGCACATTTTGAATCTGCACATTTCCCTTTATCCCATCAATTAACTGGGCGACTTCGCCATAAGGTTTAGAGAGAAGAAATTCAACCATTGCGTTGAAGACTTCTTCTGGTATCACTGCTACTTTTTTTTCACCTTCACTCATTCTCTTTCTCCTATTCCATTTCCTTTGTCCACACAGCACCGAGGTCTGGGTAGAATGTTCCAACATCCCTACGGACATTTCCTTTGGCATCATATGCAAGTGCTAAACATACTGTGCCTGTTGTACTCTCCATCAGTTTTCCGTATCGGTGATCTAACCAGATACCATCTTTGATGTAGATTTTTAAGTTCTTAACATATGATTCAGTGACCTGAAACTCTTGACGCTGCTTAGACTCTTTAGAATCTTTTTGACTCTTTAGACCAGAGAGAAGTTCTGTGTTGTATTTCAACCACTCTTTGACTTTGACATAACTAACAGCATGGTCATCAGGCAACGCAAGCACATCAGGGTGAACACTACTGTTCTTTGCTGGCGCACGTTTTGCTCTTGCTAGTGCAAGGCGTTCACTTGCTGCTGCTCGTTGCTCTGGTGTCATAGGTTTACGCTTTCGCTTTACTTTAAGTTGCTTGACACTTGAACCCAGTTCTTCGTGCAAGGCACGTTTCTTTGCATCACGTTTGTTAGCACGTTTCTGTGCTGGCGTAAGTAGGTGTTCCATTTCTAGAGTCCCCATTATACTAACTTCACTAATCCATTGTAGGATTCAATCATTGATATCTTAAAAGTTCTCCAACCAATCTGGTCTACGTCCCACACCAGAACATTGTCTTGTTCGCGGGGATCGTTTGGAAGTTCTTTCTTTTGATGCACTTCAGGTATTTCACTGGTGACTAGGGTTGCGTTCATTTCTCTTAATGAACCATCCTTCTTAGTAAAGGATAAATTGACGACACCCGTATAAAGTTGTTTCATTACGAGTTGCCTTGTTGGGGCGAGTCCTGGTTTCATTGGCATTACTTATCTTCCTTCAATCTTATCGGGGTGATTTCCCGACTTACCTATACTATTATAAGCATCCAGAATGAGATTGCAAGCTCTTTATTTAGTCCTATGAACCATCACTTTTACGTTTTTAGGAAGATTTATTTTGGCATTAGCATGACTATGGTAGAGATAAAATGTTATCTGGGGAAATTGTGCAAATATTCCGTTCCATATTGGTCGCCAGTTATCCAGCAACTTGTAGTTATTAGCGGGGGCGCGGTCGCTTGACAATACAACGTCTGTGTAAGAACGCATGTTAGTATCAAAGAGAGAGTCAAATCCATACATATGAATCTCGTCAGGACTATGACGCACAGCAGAATAGTGAGTTGCAAGGTGACCACAATTAAAGTTAGTCGCTGCCATAGCAGGATCACCCAAGTTGCAGTAGGGTGGAACGTGTGTGTAGAACTCACGGATATGGTGTGCATGTTTTATGTAGAATGATGGGTTGGAGTCCATCCATTGTTTGGGTCTGTTGGCAAGAACCCATTCATATCCATCTAGATTTACAGAACCCTCTGTAAGTGCTGCCATCATTTTAAAGTCACCTATGCATGCAGCATAAACATTCCTGACTTCAAACGGAGGAAGATTACAGACGATAAGTTTTCCGTCACGCTCATAGCGAATTGATTCTGGCATGAGTTGTGCGCTATCACCGTTACCAAGGATATGGATTTTCTTCATAATAAATTCATTTGCCTTTTAATTTCTTCATTACCCTTTTCGCCTGTCCAATGCATGATGACAGGATTCTCTGGAACGTTATTATCTATATGATCTATTCTAAGCACATTGAAGACATGGGGTGCGTCTGCTATCATCATCATCTTACGCATAGGGTCACCGCCTATCATAGCATGCATGACTTCTTGGTCTCCACGATATTCGTTTTTAGATGACACGGTTAACCACTGACGCAGTGCGGGAGGTCTACCTTCAAATGCAACGACTCCAGTGTTATGCCAGTCGCCATTCTCTGGTCTACGTTTAGTCCAAGGATGATCTTTAACCATCGTAAGTTTGTTATGGACAACGTAGTTGAATATTCGTTTAGGGTCTGCCATTACTTGACAGTCGGTGTCCAACCAGCAGACTCTACTAAACTCTTGGTGTGCCGCCTCTATCATTGCTTCTATCTTTGAGAACCAACCGTTTGGGGCGCAAGTGATAACGCGATGGGCAGAGGACGACACCCGCGCAAGCATCTCTTCGCTCATACCAAAGTCGGCAATGATTAACGGAGTGTTGGTGTGCTTAGAGTAGTTATCAATAAACCAAGGGAGTTGCCATTCGGTATTCTTATCGCAACCTGTTAGAAAACATTCGCTCATAGTAGTCTGTAAGTCTCCCCGTAGTTATGCTTTGCTCCGCAACCTTCAACTCTCTGTATGGTGCTGAAACTATCTCTCGCCTCAACTGGCCATGGATAGTATTCTTCCATGAAGTCAAAGTTTCTATTGGATAGAAATATGTCGGTTGGTTGTGCATGTTCCTTTGACTTATTTATCAGGGTCTTTGCAGCATTGGGTTTTACAATGTATGCATGTGCGCCTGGGAGATACTGCTTAGAGACTAGTGTGTTCACTCCCAGCGTCTTTGGTTTTATGAAGTTGCCATAACTGGGTGCGCCTAAAGATAATACTCCCTTGAAGTTTAAGACCTCTGGAAGAAAGTCTGTGAAGACTGCATCGTGTTCAAGGATAAGAACGTCCTCGTTATTCTTCACTGCCCAGTGCCACAGATTTTGGTGCGACAGAAACGCAGACAGGCAGTTTTCAAAACGAGAATACTTTTCAACAAATCCTTTCGTTTCTATGCCGAGTTCTTTAGCGATTGAGCGGGGGTCGTGCTTGGGTGTGAATGCGTGTGACCGTTCTATTGAGACACCGTATTTCTGTCCCGACTTGATGCAGCGGTTCGCACTCCTTACGGACTCTTCCATCTCATCTATTGTTATCACAAATGCTTTCATAGTTTAGTAGTCGTTGATATCCCTGCTTGGACGTTAGTGTAGTATGGATAGGTTACGCGCAACCAAGGGAAAACCTGGCGGCACATTATCGCATCGTTTGGCCACATACCTACTTCAAGGGTCTTCGCCAACAAGTCTTTAGCAGCATGGGGTCTTATTATGTATGCACTGTTTCCAGCGATGCCCATAGGCAGTGGAGGTTCACTAGCGTCATCTATTTGTGGAACTTTCTGTAGTCCCTCTTGTCTAATAAGCATCTGATGGAACTTCTGCCCCTTGCGAGTATTTCCGCGAGGGTCATTGAGTCCAATTACTCCCCACTCCCCATCTGCATAATTGTCAGGATCAAACTTACGAGTACAGTATGCGTCATGCTCAAGGACAACAATCGGTTCATCAAGGTCAACGCATTTCTTCCACAAACTAAAGTGACTCAGGGCGCATGCCTTAACTCTTCTCTGGTCAATCGCGGGATACTGTTTAAGATGCAACCCTGTGCGGAAGCATATAAAGGTCTCACCATTTTCAGTTGGCCAAGTCCAGCGAACACTATTACCAAAGACTTCAAACATAGCATCGGTAATAGAAGTCCCACCTTGATCTCCCTTTGGAACGACTGCTTCGAATCGTTCTAAAGAAATATTTGTTGATGTCGCCCTAATGCTTTTCTCTAGGTCTTCAACCATTCTAACAGAGTCTGGATTGCCAGACATTGTTATTACAAAACTTTTCACATCTTCTGTCCTACAAATACATGATCTTTCCATCGGGCAGATCGCTCTTCCCAATTCCCATTGTCGATCCAGTCAGCGATGACTCGTAGTCCTGACTCTTCTGCGATTGCCTTAAATGAATCTGGATAGTATCGCCAGCAGTCTATCACATCATGAACCTTACCCGCTGATGGCGCAATAAGAATCATGTAGTGTCCTTTCTTTAGGACTCGCGTCAACTCAGCAGCAGACCTAAAAGGATTTTTGATATGCTCAAATGTTTGACCAGATACGACAAGGTCAACCGAGTTATCAGGAAGGTCTATCTGGTAAGGGTGCGACATGAGATGCGTGACGTTAGGTGCTTCTGCGATATCTGCAATGAAGTAATTCTTACAGATGTCGGAGAAGACTGTCTTGTATGAACGGTCACGGTCTACCTTAATATCTCGTCCACCCAAGTCTAGGATGGTGAGGTCTGTTCCTAAGTCGTGTTGAATCTTTGCTCTAGCGACTTGCATGTTATGATATGATGATGGATGCATTATGTTCTCTCAATACTAAATTGTGATGTCGGACCTTCTTGACGCAATGTAAGACTGTGAGTTGATACAAACTCTTTCACTGCCTTTGTTACTCCTGCCTTACCATGCTTTTGGAATGGCCAAGCGTAATCGTCCCCAAGAATAAGTCCACCTTTTTTAACTACCTTGTAAGCGTTCTCCAAGTCTTGCAAGCAACCTTCATAGGAATGGTCACCGTCAATGTAAATCCAATCAAGTTTTTTCTTAAATGTTTTAAACCATTCGTCAGATGTTTGACGATGAATTTTAACTTCTGGAGTTTCTTTGAATCGCTTTACGACTTGCTGATATGTCTTGTCGTAATATGCTTTAAAGTGTTCTTCTGTTTTACCACCAGTCAGTTTGGAATATCGCTCAAGGTAGTTCTCGTAACTTCCATGCTCACCGATGCTGTGCTGGTAGGGTTCTACTGACCAAGGGTCAACGAGGTGGAGTTCTTTGACACCACGCTTTAAGAATGCTGCGGAAGAGTTTGCTTTCCAAACTCCAATCTCTGCACCGACTGTACCTTTACTCACAAGGTACATAACGTCCTTTGAGTCTTTGTTAAAATCTGATCCCATCATCGTGTCTGTCTCCAATAGTTTTTCTTCGCACCAGAATCGAAATCGTAACCGAACATATCAATGTCTGCCTTGTACCAGTCTGCGACTATCTGAATAGTCTTGTCTGTGTAAACATCCATATATGTTCCTTCGTTCAATGCAGTGACGTTCCTTGCGCGAGACATCTGCGGAACTTTAAAGTACGCGCATAGATCATTGTTAAGGTTTTCAAACCTCATCATGTCACACATAAGATTTCCATTTATATCTGAGACATGGTCTGCTGCTGGGAACCATCCGCGAATAGCGCGATGCCACATGTAGTCTTTGCCACCCCAGATAAATCGTTCCTCTAAAAAGTGTTCAAAGGAATCTATGTTGTGCTTGCCAACGGGTTCTTTCTTTTCAACTTCAATAACCTTTTTTGCAAAGAAGTATCGACTCACGACTCTGTCCCAAGGATTACGAGCAACCGCAAACGGACGATAAAGACTTCGTGTGGGATAACTGATGTCCCTCCAACGCGCATGCTCATTACCGTGATGGTCTCCATTACGCTTCATGACTTCGTGAAGTCCTTGAGTGTATTTCTTAGAGATATGATTATCTGGTGTTGCCACCACAAGGTATGGTGCAAGTACAGGACTTTTACGAATTGTC